ATTTACGTGCTCTTGAAGTTGTTGTTCAGTATCTTCGTATTAAGAATGGAAAGACTGATAACATTGTTCCACGTACAATAATTTTTGGTGGTAAAGCAGCACCAGGTTATTATATGGCAAAACTTATTATTAGGTTTATTTGTAATATTGCTCAAGTTGTTAATAATGATCCTGATACTAGAGATTTATTAAAGGTAATTTTCCTACCAAACTACAGTGTGAAGTTGGGTGAAAAAGTATATCCTGCTGCTGATTTATCTGAGCAAATTTCTACTGCTGGTAAAGAAGCATCTGGAACAGGTAATATGAAGTTCCAGATGAATGGTGCTTTAACTATTGGAACCTTAGATGGTGCTAACGTAGAGATTCGTGATTTAGTTGGTGAGGATAATTTCTTTTTGTTTGGTAAGAATGAAGAGGAGATAACAGATTTGAAAAATAATCATTATGATCCACAACATTATATTGGTACAGAACTGGGTGAAGCATTACATTTAATTGAGTGTGGGCATTTTAGTGGTGGTGATAGAGATATGTTTATTCCTTTATTAGATAATTTACGTTATCATGATCCTTTTTATGTTATGGCAGATTTTGACGATTATATTGTTGCTCAAGATAGAGTTAGTCAGGCATGGACAAATCGTGATTCATGGAATAGAATGTCCTTATTAAATATTGCACGTTCTGGATTCTTTTCATCAGATAGATCTATTAGAGATTATTGTGATAAGATTTGGGATATTAAAGTATGATTAATTTAAAAGATCTTTTGTATATTAAAAGAGGATTTTTATCTAAGGATGAGTGTGATGAAATCATTGAGGAGTATCATAATATTCCTAATGAAGCAAATCAGGAACATTGTCCAGAATCTTTAGAGGGTGTTGATACATGGTCGACATATAAGGTAAAACAAGCACGTTTAGGGACTGATGTATTTGAATTAATTCATAAGTCTGTTGAAACAATGGTATGTGATTATCACGACTATTTGGATACATTTGAATCTTTTCATTGTATGAGAAGAACATCTCTTCTTTTTCCACACACTTATCGTATTATGAAATATGATACGGGTGCTTGGATACATCCACATACTGATCATGCTCCTTACATATATGGGAGTTGTACTATAAATTTAAATGAAGAATACACTGGTGGAGATTTTTCATTTTGGAATGGTAATTATAAAGTTGAGTTAAAAAGAGGTGATGCAATGATATGGCCTGCAGATTATTTCTGGGTACATGCCGTTGATGAGATACAATCTGGCACAAGATATTCTGTTAATTGCTTTCTTAGAGCAACACCAGAGTATTATCCCGAACATGTAAGGTTCGGTGTTCCCATCCCTGTAGACTTAAAAAATACTGCTTGGGATGGAAACCGAGCTCCTATTTAGCAGTCATCCATTATAATTAGTAGTGTACGCCTTCGGGGTACACAATTCACACTCGCTTAATAAGGAGAAAACAAATGACTGCACTAGCAAGATACCACGCTGCTAACCTTCCAGAACTAATGAAGGTTATTAGACAAAATGGTATAGGAATGGATGATTACCTAGACAGATTCTTTAATGAATCACCACAATCAAATTATCCACCATACAATCTAATACAAGTAAACAATCATGAGTCGAAACTCGAAATCGCACTTGCAGGTTTCAAGAAGAATGAGCTCAAAGTCTATACGGAGTTTGGAAAATTATATGTTGAGGGCGAAAAAGAAGCAACAGAAGTTGATGGAACATTTGTCCATCAAGGATTGGCCCAACGTAGCTTCAAACGAATTTGGACGGTCACAGACGATACGAAGGTTGGATCCGTCAAGTTTGAAGATGGACTCCTCTCCGTGGAATTGAATAAGATAGTTCCAGAACATCATGCTCGAAAAGATTATATCTAAATAAAATGGTTCGAGATGGATCAAAGGGGTTCCTTGACGGAACCCTTTTTTATTGCTATAATTATTAAAGATATACTTTTGTTATGAGTGAAGAGTTTACTCGTATCGCATCAGCATTAGAAAGAATTGCTGATGCACTTGAGAAAAAATGGCACATTGATATTGATCATGGGCACATTGAAAAAATAGATAATATCGAACACGGTGATATAGATACTCACCATCATTCATTCTAATCATGCCTGAACAAACAAAACTTAAGTTTTCCATTAGACAAGATGGATTAGTCTCAGAAGAAGTTTTCGGTACTGTCGGTAACGAATGTGAAAACTTAACTAGATCTATAGAAGAAAAACTTGGTGAAGTTACTTACATAGAACATAAACCAGAATACTATCAACAAGAAAATGTCACACTTCAGCACAATCAAGACCAAAATCAGGAACAAACCACAACTACTTGAAGCTTTAGAACTTCTACAATATGATGTTCAAGAGGATCAAGAGTTAGTTAATCCTACTAATCATCAGCATGAAAAAGTAAAGGTGGATGTTTCTATAGGGAATGATATTGGATTTCGTTTGAATAGTAATGGTGAATATGAATTGGTTGCTGATATTCAAACATGGAATCAATCTATTCCACCAGAAAGACTAATTGAAAAAGTTACTCAACAGTATGCTAGAATGACAATTCACAATACTGTTAAGGAAATGGGATTTCAAGTAGAAGAAGAATGGGAGATGGATGATAATAGTATTGAATTAACAGTTACACGTTGGACTTAAATTTATGTCATTGAAGATTGTAGTTTTACAGACAAAAGAACAAATAATAGCAGATACTAAGGAAGTTCTTTCTGAAGAAAAACCTGTTGCTTATTTGCTAGGTAATCCACATTTAGTAGAGTTAAATAGATTTTCTATGTCTGAGGATGAGAATAATCAAACTTCTATAGAGATATCTTTAACTCCTTGGATATTGGCATCTGCTGAAAAAGAGATACCAGTCCCTATTCATAATGTGATAACTCTTGTAGAACCATTAGAATCAATTAAAAACATGTATTTGGAGAAAACAAATGGAACAAGTAATCAAATTGATAGTCCTGACAACGGGACAGAATCTGATAAGTCAGATTGATGAGGTTGGAAGTGCTGATATCGGACAACCCGATTGTAAGTTAACTAAACCTTTTATTCTTACTGGCGATAGGACACTTGAACAATTTTTAATAGGTGTCACAAAGGATGATGCTTTTATGATAGGATCTGATAAAATACTAACAATAGCAGAACCTACACCCACACTGCTTGAAAAATATTTGGACATTATTAAGGAATGAGATTTTATACAAACGTTCAGATGGTTGGAGACAACTTCTTGGTTCGTGGTTACGAAGATGGTAGACACTTCGCAACCCGTGAGAAGTTTTATCCAACCCTTTTTGTTGACTCAAAAAAGAAAACGAAGTATAAAACATTAGAGGGTGAATATGTAGAAGCAATTGAACCTGGTACTGTACGTGAAAGTAGGGACTTTATAAAGAGATATACTGATGTAGAGAATTTTAATATTTACGGTAATGAAAGGTTTATCTATCAATATATTTCTGAGAAGTATCCTGACAAGGAACTCAAGTTTGATATTGAAAAGATTAAATTAGTTACACTTGATATTGAGGTTAAGTCAGAGCAGGGATTCCCTGATGTAGAATCTGCTGCAGAAGAGATACTTCTTATATCAATACAGGATTATACTACCAAACAGATTAGAACTTGGGGTTTAGGTAATTTTAATAATAAGCAGGACAATGTAATCTATAAGGGGTTTAGGACAGAGTATGAACTTCTAAATGATTTCATTAACTGGTGGATGATAGAGGAGAATACTCCTGAAGTTATTACTGGTTGGAACAGTAAACTTTATGATATTCCATATATGTGTCGTAGGATTGAAAGAATCCTTGGTGAGAAATTAAAGAAACGTATGTCCCCTTGGGGATTGGTAACAGAAGATAGAACTGTTATCATGGGACGAGAGCATATTACATATGATATTGGTGGTGTATCACAGTTAGACTACTTAGACTTATATAAGAAGTTTACTTACAAGGCACAGGAATCCTATCGTTTGGATTATATTGCTAGTGTAGAACTTGGGCAGAAGAAATTAGATCACTCTGAGTT